TGGCGAAGGGGAAGCCATCCTTCCCTCCTTTCTTGACCTTGTGGCCCATCTGCACACAAAAAAGTTGAAACGGGAGGAACTGCTTTCAAAAATACAGGAGAAGTGAAAGGGAAAACGGACTCTGCGACATGTGACTTTGATGACGGACTTGGCGGGATATGGCGGGAAGTGTTTGGATGGAGGGATTGCACAGGAAAGATATAATTGACAAATTTTTGGCGGCCGCACCGACATGAGGCGTATTAAAGATGCACTTTTGTCGCAGAGTCGGTTTTATAAAAAAATCGCCACCGAAAAAGGTTATTAAAACGAACTCTGCGACAAAAATCATCCGTCGGCCTGCTTCACCTCCTCAAGCAATGTCGTCAGTTCGGCTCATGGCATTGTGCCGCCCAACTGCTTAATCTTGTCGCGCAAATTCACAACTTCCTTCTGAGAGAAAGATAGCATTTCCGACAATTCCTTCCTGGATAACGGTTTCGGAGGAGCGTAGGGCTGCCCGTCGGCTGCCCGCTTATCCTTTATATATGTGCGGATGGTGGGCCTGCAGGGCGGCTTCTCGCCGGCGGCCGCGCAGCACGCAAGGAACTCCTTAATGATCTCTCCGTCAGATCTTCCAGGAACGATCAATGGATCCATGAGATGGGGAAAGCGGATCCCAATGATCGTTTTCCCTTTATTCCTGCCCCAGCCTGGTATCAGGGCGTCCTCTCCTCCTTCCTTATAGTCATCCCACCATCGGTAAACGGTTGCAGTGGCCACCTGGTGCTCTGCGGCGAATTCGTCAATAAACGGCCTTTTGTCGAAGCGCTCTCCTGACATGTGACAGCGTTGCTCCTCCTGGCGACGGGCCGTGTCGTAGGCTTTGGTGATGGAGAGCCGTTTCTCGAAGAGTGCCCTCGCCTTCGGAGTCAGATTTAAGGCCATAAAATCACCTCCTGGGGTGGTTGCAGGTGGTTGTAGTTGGCCGCCTGCAACTACAACCATTTCCTACAACCGGTTGTAGTTTGCAACTTCAAGATTTTATTAAGAGTGTCGAAAACGCCGTTTTTTGCAACTACAACCACCATTCCCAAAAACCAAACCGAAAAAACCGCCAAATAAGGCTTACCGGTAAATTTTGGCCTTGCTCAGCGGATGAGGCTTTTCCATGTCCAAATCACCCGACCGATCACCAGTTGATCGACATCGGTCGTCGGCGCCATCAAGGGGGGAAAATCCGGGTTGTCTGAAAAAAGGAGGACATGACCGTCGAAGACGTGGACCCGCTTCACCGCGCATTCGTCGCTTCCCGTCCGGACGGCATAGATGCCCTTTCGGGAGATCTCCTTGTCGTTCCTGTCAACAATAAGGATGCATCCCGGTGGCAGTGTCGGCAGCATGGACCTCTCCTGGTCGCCGATCCGCACCGCCACCAGGTTTTTCCTTTTGCCGATCTCCGGCCGGTAGACCCAGACAAAAGAATGGATGTCCTCCTTGACGATCCGGCCAGGGCCGGCAGCGATCTTTCCCTCCACGAGAGGGACGGCGAGATACTCTCCCTCGTCATCCTGGGAAGGCGTGGGGATATTTTCGCCGAGAGGGATCACCCTGGGGTGGGCCTCGATCACGATGTCGGGCGTCTTGATGATGGGATCACCTTCACCCGTCAGTAGCCAGCGGATGTTGGCGTCTGGGAATTTCTTCATGATGCAAGCGATCAAATCAACCGAAGGTCCTGATTTTTTATTTAAAATATCGTTCAAAAATCCGGTGCTAAATTCGATATGCCTCGCAAACTTGGCATCCTGCCTATTTTGATATCCTAAAGAAATCATTAGCAGCCTTAGGCGATCTGAAAATAATTCAGCTTGTACAGTTTTTTCTCTTGACATATACCGTTATTACTGATAATTCATTAACCATAAAATTTCCGGAAATAGACAATGCCCAGCCCTGGTGAAGCAGGGGAGGGCGCCAACCAACAAAATCAAGGAGGCACGTCATGGCCAGCGAAGGAGCAACACTCCCTATTTCGACGTATGAGAGCCTTTCCCTTTATCTGGATTCTTACCTTCCCCTCCATCAACTACCCATAAAGAAGTACGGAGAGGAATATCGCCATCGCCTGGAAGCGACTTTTCCGGAGAGGCAGCCCTCTCTGCCAGGTATTCAAGAAAAACAAACCCGGCGGCGTCATTCTCGCGACAATTTCCTGCTTGGTTCTTTAGGATATCGGAAATTGTTACGGAAAGGTCTGGATTCCGGACACATAGAACGCGAGTCAATGTCTCAAGGGCGAGCGCCAATGGAATCACATATTGTTTCTGCACGGCCTTTAAGGCGGTTTCTATCATCGCCTCGGCTTCGTATTTCTCGATCGTCATCTAAAACCCCCTTTGATGTTTCGACAGCTTCAAAAAATGACATCATCCGCCACTTCGATTGGTGCAATTTCAGAGACCGGGAAGGCCACAAACTGACCATGTGTCAGGACTTTCATGACTTACTGGCCCGCATTTCCTCTTAAAGGAGAAAACCCATGCAACCCATAGACATCCAATACGAACTCAAGAAAAAAGGCATCTCCCAGAAATCCATCGCGATCGATCTCGGCTGTTCCGATATGTCCGTGTCGAGCGTGATCGCAAAGCGGCTCCAGTCCGATCGGATCATGCGGGCGGTGGCGGATGCGATCGGGCGGGACCGGATGGTTGTCTTCCCGGAGCACTACTGCAAGACCTACCGGCGCAAACGTCGGGTCAAGGATGAAGCAGCATAGGGAACGGCATCGCCTCTTGCGCCGACCTGCCGGGTTCCTTATTTAGGATTATTAATAATCTAATTTCAGGTCAAAGTCAATGCCTAAACAGCGAAAAAGAATAGACATTAACCAGCTTTCCATTTTCGACGCGATCCGGGAGATCGCCGTCGTCCCATCATCCCCATCCCCGGGCAGCTACGACATCGACAAGGCCTTCCGCGAGGAGATTTCCAGGGCGCTGAAGGCATGCCCGTCGTCCCGCTACCAGGTGGCGGCCCGGATGTCGGAGCTGGTCGGGCAGGACATCACCAAGACGATGCTCGACTCCTGGACGGCGGAAAGCAAGGAACAGCATCGATTTCCGGCCATCTTCCTGCCGGCGTACTGTGAAGCGACCGGCCAAACCGGGCCGCTGGTCATGCTCGGACAGTCGGCAAAGGTGTTTGTCATGGCGGGACCGGACGCCCTGCGCGCCGACATCCGCCGGGACGAAGAGGCAATCCACGAGATCCAGAAGCGAAGGATGAAAAAAACGGCTCTCCTGGAGGCGATGGAGAGCGGCGAGGAGGGATGAGGCCATGAAGAGGGTAAGCGCGACGCGGAAAGTGATCCTGCGAAATTTCTCTGCGAAAAACATCGGGCAGCGGCTGAAATCATACGCCGACCGCAGCGACACGGGCACTGTGACGCTCAGCTTCACTTGCCGTCCCGGGATCCCGATGCCGGATCGGTATAGCGACGAATTCCGCGGAGAAGACGGATGCTGGGAAGGCTTTTTCATGGAGACGAAAGGCGAGGTGACACCCGAAGGCCTGGTCGGCTTGGCAATGGTTGCCGACGGGTTCGAGGGGGCCGACAAGGTCGGATTCGCCAAGGTCATCGTTCCCTTGGCCGAAATCGCAGATCTATCCGGCGGGCGCGTCGAGGTGATGTGGTACGAAAAGGGCGTTGCCGATCCGGGGCGGGCCGAAGGGCTGGCGCTGGAGCTGGCGGATCGGGTCGATTTCCCGCACTGGAACCGGCTGTAGGGGGCGACGATGGCGGACGGCGAACAGACATTGACCATCAACGATGTCAAGGGCGTTCTGGGAGTAACCCAGCAAGCAGCCGACAAGTGGATCAAAAAGCGCTCCGTCGCCCGGATCCGGGCCGGCAAGCGGTACGAATACCTCCTGCACAGCTTCCCGGCGGACTTTCAGAACCGCTGGCTGGTCGCCCATCCACCCACATATAATAAGGATACGTCAACCGCCCTCCCCTCCCCTGAAAGTGACATATATAATAAGGAAGGGGGAATCAACGGGGATGCCGGCGACTCCCCGGCGCCGGTCCCGGCTGTCCGCCCCCCTTCCTTGCCACCAACCATGCGCAGCATCGTCGGGGATGTCGCCCCGATCTCCTACGAGGCAGATTCCTGGAACGACCTGGCCGAATCCTGCCGCAACAAGGGCTATGACATCCTGCTCCTGGTCAACCGGGTGCGCGAGATCAGGGGCAAGGCAGGCCGGGGCCGCGACGCCGCGCTGAACGAGTACGCCAAGAGCGTCGATTGCCACCCCCACAGCCTGCTGCGCTACCTGCAGAAGGCCGACGCGGCCATCAAGGAGGCCCAAGCCGAAGGGCGCGACACCATCATGGCCCAGATCCGGGCGCTCGCGCCTAAGCACGGACGGACGAAAGACCGGGTGGTCGCCTATGACAGCGACGCCGTGGTCTACGCCATGTCTTTGTACGCCTCCGGGGAGATGCGCAACAAATCCCAGGTCTATGAGCTCACCCTCAAGATGGCCCAGGAAAAGGGATGGAAGACAGGCACCTACGCCACGATGCTCAATTACCTGAACCGCCTCGACCCATCCACGGCCACCCTGGCGCGGCATGGGGAAAAGGCCTTCGAGGCCGACCGGCTGGTCAAGATCCTGCGCAACTATGACGAGATCTCGCCGCTTTTCATGTCCTGCGGCGATCATCACATCTTCGATGTCTTTGTGAAGCTGCCCAACGGCAAGGGCGGATGGAACTATCGGCGGCCCTGGCTGACCTCCTGGATGGACATGCGCACCCGCTCGCTCATGGGATGGTGCATCTCCTTTGCCCCGAACTCCCGGACGATCGCGATGGCCCTGCATCATGCCATCATGCCGAAAAACGACCCGAACTTCCCCCAGCACGGCCTCCCCTCCTCCGTCTACATCGACAATGGAAAGGATTATAAATCCAAATACTTGAATGGCGAGGAGATCGCCATCGGCAAGATCGATTATCCGGACATCATGGAGCGCTACGCGGCCCTGGGGATCGACCCCTTCTATATCGACCTGGAGTACGACGCGGAAGAGGAGATCTGGGTGAAGAAGCGCGGGGATCGCGCGCACCAGGTCAAGGGCGTGCGGGTGGGCGGCGTCTATGCCCGCCTGGGGATCGGCCAGCGCTACGCGACGGTTTACCACCCTTGGGCAAAGCCGGTCGAGCGGTTCCACCGGACCCTGGTGCAGTCCTTTTCCCGGGAGCTTCCCGGGTGGTGCGGCTCAGGCCACGAGCAGCGTCCGGAGAAGCTCGCCTTTGAGCTGCGGTCCGGGAACGCGATCCTCACCCTGGAGGAATTCTGTTCCCGGTTCTACGACTGGGTCGTGAACGTCTATCACAAGACGCGCCACCGGGGCCACGGCATGAACGGCATGACCCCGACCGAGGCGTTTACCTCCATGATGCCGGAGCCTTCGACCGTGGAACCGGCCCTGCTCGACTTCGCGCTCATGAAAAAGGAAAACGTGACGGTCCACAACTGGGGCTTCAACTTAAACGGCCGCGAGTTCGAGCTGGCCGTGCCCGTGAACCTCCAGGGCGCCAGGGTACTCAATATCCTGATCGGAACCCGGGTCGCGGTCTTCTACGACTTCGATTACAAGACGCTCCGGATCTACCGGGACGGGAAATACGTCTGCGACGGCAGACCCTTGAATCGGGCCTCCTTTGTGACGCCGAACGATCCGGCCATGATCGACAAGCTGAGGATCGCCGCCCTCCAGAAGCGGGACGCAAAGGCGAAAATCCGGGTGTTTGAGGCGGCGGCAGCCGAGGCCGAGGCCGAGGCCGGCGACGAAACCGCGGCCCTGCTGGCCCTGACTCAGGGGGAGGCGATGGAGATGCCGGATACTGTACAAATGGACAGTAGTCCGGACAGCACCGCCGAGCCCCCTCCCCTTCCCTCGATCGACCCGTACGACGAGCTCGTTTTTATCACCCGGCCCGACCGGTATCGGGGGCAGATCATCCCGAAGCTGGCCCGCGGCCGCGAGCTGACCCCGGCGCAGCAGACGTTCCGGGAAGAGTTTGAATCATCACAGATGTATCTGGAATCCAAACAGTTATACGACGCACACCTCGACTACGAAAAATACCTGGCAGGAGGGCAACGATGAATAAGACCTTTATCCGGACCGACAATTACAACAAAGTGACGGCAGCGGTTGACGCCCTGGTCCACCGCGACCCTTCCCTCGCCGGCCTGGGGCTGATCTATGGCAAGTGGGGCTATGGAAAGACGGAGGTCGTCGAGGCCTTCTACGGCCAGTCGGACACCTTTTATGTCCGGATGATGGAAACCTGGAACACGCGCCGCCTCCTGGAGGAGATGTGCGCGATCGCCAAGGTCGGCGACCCGGTCTACCGCCTCGACCGGCTCTGCGACCAGGTCATCAACGGCTTCCGGCGCTGGGGCAAGCCGCTTTTTATCGATGAGGCGGACTACCTGTTCAATGCCGGCGGCCGGATGCTGAACATCATCAAGGACGTTCACGACGCGACCCGGGTCCCGATCATCCTGATCGGCATGGAATCGATCCACGGCAAGCTCCAGAAACACGGCCACTTCTTTAGCCGGATACTCCCAGCCGGAATTGTCGAGTTTCAGCCGGTATCGACGCCGGAAATCATCATGATCGCCAAGGAATGGACCGGCCTGGCCATCGGTCATGAGGCGGCGGAGCTGCTCGGCCGCTACATCGAGGGAGATTTCCGGTACCTGGTCGGGTACCTGCTCACCCTGGAAGAGGCCTGCCGGACGAACGCCACCGGAACGATCAGCGGCAAGATGATCGACGTGGCAGTCAACAAGGCGGAAAACTTGACGAAACGCCTTTACGGCGCCAGGGACCCGAAGTCGATCCGGGTCCTGGGAAAGACGGCATCATGAAGACGCAAAACCCCCTGAGCACGCAAGGAAGAGTGCGGGACGCCCTGAAAACCGCGACGGCGCCGCTGCGCGTCACCGAGATCCGCGACCTGATCGGCCTCTCCGGTGAGGCCGGATACAACCGCGTCCATAGGGCCGTCTGCGATCTGATGAAGGCGAGGCAGTGCGAGCGGGTGAACCGGGGAATGTTCCGCTACATCGCCGACCGACCGGAGAGCGACTACTGCAAGACGCAGCGCGTCATGCAGCGCGTCATGTGGATGCGGTCCAAGAACGGGAACCCCTTCACGGCCCGCAGGATCTCCGAGCTTTCCGGGTGCGCCCTCTACACGGCCCAGAAGTACCTGGGATGGTTGTTGGAAAAAGGCGTCGTGCGCCAGGAGGGCCGCGTCCAGGTGGCGGAGACGGCCTATGCGCCGCTCTACATCGGCGAGGAAGGCTACCTCGTGAATGACGACTGGCCGGTCATGAGGTCCCAGAGCAAGACCCGGGATCTCGACGCGGCAATGAACGAAATGCGGGAGATCGCCGCGCAGTTTTTTTCGATCGAGCGGATCGATGCGGAGACGCTTTCCAACCTGAAAACCCTGGCATCCCGCTTGGGCGACTTGGTTGAGGAGTGCAGAAAAATCAAAAGCAGTTTGTGACAAATAGGAGGAGACGGCCATGAAAAAGCGGCTTGAACAGTACATCCTGGAAGGCCCCTGGGAGAAGCAGCTCAATAACATGATGGCGGGGCTGGAAAAATGGGCGATCTGGCCGGTGATGATCCTGGCGGCCCTCTATTTCGGGGCGGGTTTTGTCATGTCCGATCTCTTTTCGGGCATCATCCGGGCGTTTATGCGCTGAGGGGGCGTTATGGGATATCCGAAGCAAAAGAACGGCGGAATCACGAACAGCCAAAAGGCGTTGATCCATATGGCCAAGGCCAAACTGGGGATGGACGAGGAAACCTACCGGGAAATGCTTCGGAACGTGGCCGGCGTCCGCGCAGCTCGCGAAGATCGAGACGGAATGGGAATTGATTCGCTGGTACGGATGGGCGGTGAGGAAAGTCTGCCCGGCCTGCGGCGGTAAATCGATAAAACAGGAGGTAGACCATGCGTGATTCTGATCTGGGATATGACACAAAAACCCTCGCCCACAACATGACATTGACAGCGCTGGAGGGCAACTGCATCGACATCATGCGCAGCCGGGGCGAGGGAATGGCAGCGGCCATCTCTGCCGGCGACCTGGCGGACGCCCTGGGGCTGGGCAACGATGAAGGCGGCGATGACGGCAAACGCGCCCTGCGCAAGTTCATCAACCACCTGATCATGACGCATAGAATGCCCATCATCTGCCAGGCTGGTTACGGCGGCGGCTATTACCTCACTGGTGCGCCGGAGGAAACGGAGCAATTCTACCGGTCCTTCATTTCCCGTGGGAAAACCGGATTGTTTAAGGCGAGTTGTGGACGCCGCGCTGCTTATGTGGACATTGCCTATCAGTACACCCTGGGCTTTGACGATGATCCGGCGGCGCCGCCGAAAAAACCGCAATTCTCGCTGGATGACGGGCCGGCGGTCTGGGTGCAGGTGGTTAGCAAGTGCCTGGACAGAGCAGCCGCGGATCCCGGAAAATACGCGCAGGAGCTTCAGTCCCTGCAGGAAAAGTACGGCGATATCTTTGTCCCCCGGGAGACGGTGCGCCAACTTCGCGAGGAAACGGCCAAGTTCCAGCAGTTGCTAAATAGAATCTCCCGGTAGGAGTAACCGATGGCATACCCGCAGCACAAAATGGGCCTGACAAGCGCCCAGAAGTCCTTGATACACACGGCCAAGGCCAAGCTGGGGTTGGATGAAGACACGTACCGGGAGATGCTCTTTAGCCTGGTCGGTGTGCGCTCATCTCTGGAGATGGATCAGCGGGGATTTGATGCCGTCATGAAGCACCTGGACGAACGGGGCTTTAAAAAATCCCACGGCGTCCATGAATTCACGGGCTTTGTCGCCAAGAAAAAGAAATGGGACAAAGACCGGGGCAACCTGCGCGGCATGGCCACCACGGCACAACTCGCCCGCATCGAGACGGACTGGGATCTGCTCCGCTGGTACTGGGCGCCCAAAGGCTTCGGCAACAAAGACCTGGCCCTCCGGGCATTTTTGCAACGGGTCGCCAAGGTGAGCGACCTGCGCTTCCTGTCCTTTGCCGGGGCCGTCCAAGTCATCACGACCATGAAAAAGATTGAAGCAAAAAAGGAGGAGAAACCATGAAAGGTCTGACTCAGAAAGAATTCGACTGGCTTCAGCGCATCGAATCAGAGGTGGACAAATCTTGGGATGAGCTGACGGGATTCGAGCAGGGTTTTATTGAGGACGTCTTGGAGAAATTCCGTCGCTGGGGTACCAGGCTGATCCTTTCCGTGAAGCAATGGGAGATCATCACCAGGATCTCCGAAAAGATTATTTAAAAGAGGACTGGGAATGACCACAACTTTCACCTGCCCACATTGCCGCCGCGAGAGCGATTACGAGGATATCCAGATGGACGCCGATCTTATTGCTATCATTAAATTACAGCCGGTCTTCGGCAAACATCACGACCTGGTCTGGGCCTACTGTGAACTCTTCGGGATTGTGCCGCTGAAAACCAAGTGCAAGAAGCTGCGCCTCCTCCTCGATGAGATGAAAAGCCTCTTCCAGGCCGAGGAATTTGCCTACCAGAAAAAACGCTACCCTATCAGCCAGGCGGGGATTGCCGAAGCGCTGAACATCGCTGCCAAGAAGAATTTCGCGGAGCACCTGGAGAGCCACAACTATCTGAAAAAGATAATGATCTCCATTTCGGAACGGGAAGGTAAAAGCGCCGGTATCGAAGCGGAAAAGAGCCTGCGCAAAAAAGAGGAAGGGCTGATGTCCGGCCGCCGGGACACGTACCCGGTCCCCGAGGAGCACGTCCTTCCGGCGGGGACACAATTGCATTATGTCCCCAAATCTATACCGCCCTTGCACTTGACGGAGGAGCAGATAGCCGAGAACAAGCGCAGAACGCGGGAACTGTTGAAAAGCATAGGAGGTTAATATGAGTAACGTCTGGCTTGCCTTTTGGGTGGGCGCCTTTCTGGGCGCGTTGGTGGCCTTTGTGGTTCTGGCCTGTTGCGTTGTTGCCAGGGAGGCCGATAAGGCGTCATATGGCAAAATACCCCGCCGCCAATAGGGGGAGATATGGGACTGTTTTGGAAAATAAAGGAGGAGAATGATGGAAGAAACAAAAGGCGTTAAATGCTGAATCCGGGGTATATAGTAATTGCAAAGAAAGAAGAAATGCAACTGTACGACAGCAAGACATTTAGATGCCCCCATTGCAAACACCGCTTTCTTTCTTTGTCTTCAGACACGCCTCGGTTCATAACCAAGTGCCAGAAGTGCAACCGATGGATTTACGGTGAAAAAATGCTTGACAGCGGCGCAAATTTGGGTTAAGTAAAACCACAATTTTCGAGGTGTCTTGAACGCCCTTTAGTACCCACGGCTCTTGAAGCCCGGTTACCGGAGAAAAACTCTCCGGCAGCCGGGCTTTTTTTATTTGGTGCAATATGGCATCCCGCAACACCGAAAACACCTGGGAAGCTCTCAAACGCGACGGCGCCGACCACTACAAGCGCGGCCTGATCGAGCCCATCGACCTCTACCGTTCCGGGGGGATTCTGCCCCATTTTGCTATCGGCAACATCATCAAATACGCCTTTCGGCAGAATGAAAAGCTCTGCGTCTCCGACTGCGACAAGATCATCCACTACGCCGAAATGCTGAAATGCCTGGCTCAGGACATAGACAAAGAACAGCGAGGTGAAGGATGAAGATCAAATTCGTCTACAAAATTCTCCCCGCCATCGTGATCTCCACGGATCACGTGCCTTCGGGATATGCAGCCTGCGCCAACGCCATGATCGTCCGGATCCGCCCGCAGTCTGTCAATGACGAAGGTCTGCTGCAGCACGAACTCACCCATGTCCGGCAGGCATATCGCCTGTTGATCCTCTTGCATAGTCTCCTGTACCTTCTCGATGATCCTTACCGCCTCCATGCCGAGGTGGAAGCCTACCGGAAGCAGTTGGAATACTCCCTGGATAAAGTTAAGGATATCGCCAGTTTTGCCGGGTTCATTGCCGAAAAATACGATCTCGACATTTCGCGGGAAGCGGCAACCGTGCTTTTGAGAGCATGAGGAGGTGGGTATGATTTCAACATTGTTAGGCGGTCTCTTGGGCGGAATCTTCAGGTTTCTCCCGGAACTGTTGAAGTTCCTGGACGCAAAAAACGAGCGGGCCCATGAACTGGCCATGCAGGACAAGGCCCTGGAGTTCCAGAAGCTCAAGGGAGATCAGCGGATCGAGGAAATCAACGCCCAGGGTCAGCAGGACTGGAACACCGGCGCTCTCGATGCGCTAAAGGCCGCCCTGCAGGGGCAGGAGACTCTCAGCGGGGTCAAATGGATCGACGGCCTGTCGAAACTCATGCGGCCGCTCATCACTCTGCAATGGGTGGTGTTTTTATACCCCGCGGTCATCGTAGCCTCCTTCATCGTATTGGTGCAATCGGGGACGCCGGTATTGCTGGCGTTGCCAATGGTATTCGGCGATTCGGAGAAGGCGCTGGTCGCAGGCATTCTAAATTTCTGGTTCTTGGGCAGGGTTTTTGATCGGGTGAAATGATGGGCGCATTGGAGACAGCGGCTGAAATTGCCAAGCGTTTCGAGGGGTTTAGGGCAAAGCCCTATCTGTGCCCCGCTGGCGTGCCCACTATAGGCTACGGCTCCACCCTGTACGAGACCGGCCGGCAGGTCTCTCTCGCTGATGCGCCTATCGACCGGGAGCGTGCCACTGCATTGCTTTTCTGGGAAATGCGCCGGTCGATGACTGCCGCCGTGCGCTGCTGCCCGGTCGCAGCCACGAAAGATGGCTGCCTGGCAGCGCTCGCGGACTTCGTTTACAACCTCGGCGCTGGCCGTCTGCAGGCGTCAACGCTCCGGCGGCGGATAAACCAGCAGAATTGGCTGGAGGCAAAAAAGGAATTGCTACGCTGGGTGCGGGGCGGCGGCAGGATTCTGCCCGGCCTGGTTGCCAGACGAACAGTGGAAGCGGGGTTGATCTGAATGGACGAGATCGACGTCGCCCAACAGAATGAAGAACTTTTCCGGCAGTCGGCGCTGAGAGCGCATTATGCCGATAGGCTGGATACTTTGACGGCAGCGAAGGGGAGAGGGACCCTGCCTCGCCACACAACATGCTGCGACTGCGGAGATGAAATTGAAACGGCGCGCCTGGAGGCCCTTCCCAATGTCATCCGGTGCATCGCCTGTCAGACCAAAAAGGAGCGGAGTTGTGGACTCATTTAGCATTGGCGCAATACTTAAGATTCTCGCTGATTTTGGAACGGTTGGCCTGGTTATTTACCTGTGGTGGAGCGACAACAAAAGGGTTTGGGCCGTGCTTGAGCAATACAAAAAAGACATGGACGAACAGCGCGAAATGTACAGGGCGAATGTTTCCCTGTGCAAGGATTTTTCCAGTGTGGCTACCGATTTGAAGAGCATCGTCATTTTAAATACCCAGCAGATGCAGCGTGTTGCCGATGATATAAAGGCAAATCAGTTCTGCCCTTTAGTGCGGGTGGACGAGCAGAAGATATCGAAGGTTTTCCGACTGCTAAAGGAAGGAAACAATGAGCGAACATCTTAAATATTTAGGCCGGCGTCAGGAATTGGAGCTGGAGAAAAAATCTCTGGAGATCCGTTTCCAGGGGCTGATCGACAACTTGCGCGACGAAGTGGATCCGCTGAAGTCGATCGCGGAGATGAGGCCCGACGTCGTCGCCTGTCTCACGGCAGAGCTGGACGCCGTCAAGACGCGGACTGCCGAGGTAGTCGCCGAACTGAAAAAGATCAGCGACATTATAGGTAAATGAAATGCCTGCACGATCCAAGATAACCCTGCTTCCCGACGCCCTCCGGGCCGAATTGGAACGACGCCTGATCGGAAGCGGGTTTGCCAATTACGACGCCATTGCGAAGTGGCTGCGCGAGCAGGATGTGGATATCTCCCGCTCGGCGGTCCACCGCTTCGGCCAGGACTTCGCGACGAAATGCGAGGCGATTAAGCTGGCTACCGAGCAGGCAAAGGCCATCGTCGCCACGGTAGGAGACGACGAGGGCAACATGAATGAGGCCCTGATCCGCCTCATCCAGCAGCTTTCTTTCGACATCCTGGTCAAGAACCAAGATGCCGATATCGCCGCTCTGCTGCCGAAGATGGGCGTGATGGTGGCGAAGCTCTCGAAAGCCTCTGTCGACCAGAAGAAGTGGATGTCCGAGGCCAAAGGAAAAGCAAAAGACGCGGCGGAAGAGGTCGTCAAGGCCGTCAAAAAGAGCGGCATGTCGGAAAAGACCGCCGAGGAGATCCGGAAGAAGATCTTGGGGATTGTATGACCGAAGTGAACCTCCAGAACGATTTTGACCAGGCGAGACCCGCCACGGGCATTTTGCTGCCCTATCAGACCCGCTGGGTCGCCGATCAATCTCCGGTCAAATTCATCGAGAAATCGCGCCGTGTCGGTATTTCTTGGGCTGAGGCTGCTGATGATACCCTCTACGCCTCAGAAGCCGGAAACGGCGAGAAGCGGAACGTCTGGTACATCGGCTATACGAAGGACATGGCCCTCGAATTCATCAACGACTGCGCCAACTGGGCGCGGGCCTATAACTTGGCCGCGTCGGCGATGGAGGAATACGAGGAGATTGACGAAGAGGAAGTCGGCGGAATCGTCCAGGAAAAGAAGATTCTGGCCTACAAGATCACCCTCGAATCGGGCTGGCGGATCACGGCGCTCTCCAGCCGACCGACTAACCTTCGCGGTAAGCAGGGCCGTGTGGTCATCGATGAAGCCGCGTTCCATGACGATCTGGCCGGACTGCTCAAGGCGGCGATGGCCCTCCTTATGTGGGGCGGGCAGGTCCGAGTCATCAGCACGCACTTCGGGGACGTCAACGAATTCAATTCCGTCATCCAGGATATCCGGGGCGGGAAGAAGCCGTACAGCCTCCATCGGGTGGACTTTGATGCTGCCCTGCAGGACGGTCTTTACCGGAGGATCTGCGAGGTCCTGGGCCGGGAATGGACTGAAGAGGGAGAGGCGGCCTGGCGGCAAGGAATGATCGATTCCTACGGCGAGGATGCCGATGAAGAGCTTTTCTGCATCCCGAGCCAGGGAACGGGAACCTTTTTGACCCGTGCGCTGATCGAGACCTGCCTCTCCGATGAGATCCCGGTCATCCGTTATGAGCAATCGAAGGCGTTTGCCGAGATCGCCGATCACATCCGCTACGCGGAAGTGAAAGATTGGTGCGATGAGACCCTGAAACCCTTCTTGATAAAACTGGATGCCAAGCGTGCCTCCTATTTCGGGGAGGACTTCGGTCGGACGGGTGACTTGACGGTCATCACGCCTCTTTGCGAGCAGCAATCAGCCACATTCCGTGCTCCATTTATCGTGGAACTCCGAAACATCCCGTTCAAACAGCAGGAACAGGTGCTGTTTTATATTGTCGACCGCCTTCCCCGGTTCCGTTACGGAGCGCTCGACGCGAGAGGAAACGGCCAGTATCTGGCGGAAGTGGCCATGCAGAAATACGGAGCCTCGCGCATCGCCCAGGTCATGTTGAGCGAGACCTGGTACCGGGAACACATGCCAAAATACAAATCGGCCTTCGAGGATCGGTCCATCCTGCTTCCAAAGGACGCCGATATTATCGAGGATCATCGGTTCTTCAAGGTCGTGCGCGGAGTGGCGAAACCTCCCGAAGCGAAGATGAAAGGCAAGGACAACAAGCAGAGGCATGGAGATTCCGGAGTTGCCGGAGCGTTGGCCTGGTTTGCCACATCGGAAGGAGAATCGGGTCCCGTTGAATACGAAACTGTCAACAAACGGCGCTTCGCTGCGCAGCAGGGAGTCTGGTGATGGCAATCCTATACGATCAATTTGGCAAAGATATTAAGGTCATGAAACAACCGGAGACCCGCGAGATTGCCGTGACAACGATCCGGGATCGCTGGTCGTCCTATCCGAGCCAGGGGCTTACGCCTCAGCGGCTGGCCGACATTTTCAAAGAAGCCGATGGGGGCGACGTTTACCGGCAGGCTGAGTTATTCGAGGAAATGGAGGAGAAGGACACCCATCTCTTTTCGGAGCTTCAGACGAGGAAAAACGCGGTCCTGGGACTGGATTACGATCTGACGGCATGGTCGGAATCTGCCGAGGACAAGAAGATTCGGGATTTTGTCTCCGATTGCATTTTTAACCTCGACAGTTTTGACGATGCCCTGCTGGACCTCCTCGATGCCATCGGCAAGGGTTATTCCCTCTGCGAGATCCTCTGGAAGATCGACGGCGGAAAGGCTGTCATCGGAGGACTGTCCTGGATCCACCCCAAGAAAGCCGTTTTCTATGACCGGGGTGGTGACATGTGGGCCAAGAGCTTTGAATTACCCCGCGTCGTAACCGAAGCGGAGCCCGTGTACGGGGAGATCATGCCGCCCTTCAAGCTGGTTTATCATCGATACAAAGCCAGATCCGGCTATGACACCCGTGCTGGCGTCTTGCGGGTATGCGCCTGGATGTACCTGTTCAAGAATTATTCCCTGAAAGATTGGGTGGCCTTCTCCGAGGTTTTCGGCATGCCTCTTCGCCTGGGTAAATATGATCCTGGCGCAAGCAAGGAAGACAAGGGCGCCCTGGTGTCGGCAATCCAGTCATTGGGCTCCGATGCTGCCGGGATCATCTCCAAGAGCACGGAAATCGAGTTTGTCCAGGCCATGAAGAACGCCGGGACGGAAAACATCTACGAGGCCCTGTCCAATTTCTGCGACCGGCAGATGTCGAAGGCCATCCTCGGGCAGACAGCCACGACGGAAGGAACGCCCGGAAAGTTGGGCAACGAAGACGCTCAGGACCGGGTCCGCAGGGATCTGACGAAGGCCGATTGTCAGGCGATTGAAAAGACGATTCGGTCCCAGATCGTGCGCCCCCTGGTTGGCTATAACTTCGGATGGGACAAGCCTCTGCCCTGGTTCAAGATCATGTTCGAACCTCCGGAGGACCTGGAAGCGTTGAGCACCGTCTACAAGAATCTTCGCGAAATGGGGCAGCCCATGTCTGCCGAACACGTTTCCGACCGGTTCAAGATTCCCCTGCCGAAGTCCGGGGAGACGCCTCTCGGTGATGCCAGACCCGAACCATCAGGCAAAAAGGCCCCTCTGTCGGCCAAAAACAAGCCCGTGTCGAGCGAACGCCCTGGGATGAGGGTCATCATAGCCAAGACGGGAGAAGACGCCTTAGAAGGCGAAATTGACGATGCGGACCTGATCAACAACCGCTTGGCGGACGAAGCGGGTGTCATAACCGATGCCCATTATATGCACCAGGTCCGCCGCCTTATCGACAACCCGAATGTTCGGGACCTCGCGGATCTGCGTGATCGGATCATTGATCTCTGGGGAGAAATGGACCCGGAAGATCTCGGCGTGCTGATCGCACGGGCGATGGCAGTGGCGGAAATGGCGGGAATGTCCGAGGTCAAGGATGAGACGGGGGTCTAAATGACCATCGAAACCGTTTTTAAACTGCCCTTTGTGGAGCAGGAATCGTTCTTTAAAAACAAGCTGAACATCCCGACGCAGAAGTGGACGGATCTGTGGAAGGACCAGCACGCAAAGGGGTTCATGATTGCGGGAGCCTATAAGGCAGATCTCCTGGCAGATTTTCGGGCCGCCGTGGACAAGGCCATTGCCCAGGGAATCACCCTGGAAGATTTCCGCAAGGATTTCGACAACATTATCTCCAAGCACGGCTGGGCTTACAAAGGCGGACGGAACTGGAGGAGCGAGGTCATCTATTCCACCAACATCCGGACGTCTTATGCCGCAGGGCGGTGGCAGCAGCTTCAGGATCCCGAGGTCAGAAAATTTTACGGCTATCTGACCTACCGCCACGGCGACAGTCGGATCCCCAGGCCCCACCATCTGGCCTGGGACGGAATCACCCTTCCCGACGACGATCCCTGGTGGAAGACGCATTACGTGCCGAACGGCTGGGGTTGCAAGTGCAAGATCTTCGCGGCAACGAAGGAAGACTTTGACAGGGCAAAAGCGGGAGGAACAGGGGAAGCGCCTCCCTCGCCCATCGATCCAAAGACGGGAGAGCCGGTCGGGATCGATAAAGGCTGGGGATACAACGTCGGGACGGCGACCCAGGCGAAATACGGCATCCTGGAAGGGTCCCTGGCGAGGCTTCCAGACGACATCGCTCAGGCCCTGATCAAGGAGATCGAGGCGAAGGACAAGGAGGCGGCAAAGGTCGCCAGAAGAATCCGCAGCACGGTGAAAAAGGAAAAGAAAGCAGAGGCATCGGCTGACGATACTGCTCTTTGGAAAAAGGTCGAGGGACAGAAAGGGTCGAATCCCGGCGGGCTCTATGAGGCCCCGGACAAGCAGCGATATTACATCAAGCTGTATGCCGATGAAGGCCAGGCCAGAACGGAATTCGCCTCCAATGCGATCCACAAGATGCTCGGCGTTGAGATGCCGGAACTGACCCTTCGTGACTGGAACGGGAAACTGGCCCTGGTGAGTAAGTGGCGGACGGATTTGAAGGCCATGAGCGCCGCCGACATGGTCAGTCGCCCCGCTGAGATGGCGAAGATCTTCCAAGCCTCTGTGCTCACCAAGAATTGGGACGTGGTTGGTCTGGAATTCGACAACGTCATGCTCGCCAAGAATGGACGCCTGGTCATGATCGATGCCGGGGGTAGCTTCAAATATCGTGCCCAGGGGGGATCGAAAGCCTATGAAGCCGTCCCTGCCGAGGTGAAGACGTTGCGGGATGCTCAGTTGAACCGCCAATCCGCATCCGTCTTCAATGCCATTTTCGACAAGAATGCATGGTTGGAGCGGGACGGTGCCGAGGGACTGCTGAAGCTGAAAAAGACGGACGTGAAAAAGGCTTTTGAGCAGGCAGGGTTTGCGAAGGATGAAGTATCCGACCTTACGGAGACCCTTTGGAAACGACGCCAGGCGCTGATCGACCGCTACGATCTGGAAAACAAGTTGGTGCCCCAGGGATTCGGGAAGCACCTTGATGAGTTCAAAAAATGGGGCGTCGCCCGCTGGCAGCCGAACGAGGTCAATGGCCTGATCAATGGGGCCAGAGAAAGCCACTTTTTCACGGACGTTGAGGCTTTGGTCGGGAAGTTCGAAGCCTATGCGATGGCGAACATTCACAATTGGGGACGGGGAGTGCTGAGAAACCTGTTCAAAGAATGGTCATACAGTTCCTCTTCAGAAGGTGGCGCGACCATCAAGCTGTGGGCTGAATCCAGGTTTGGAAAGTCTACCAAATACCATTCTGGACGGACATCCCGCGAGGAGGTCATTTCCGGTTTGACGAACGGGGCGCGCCTTTCTTTTCAGAGAGCAAAATTGCCGCAGGAGACGGTGTTTTCACTCCTCGACGCGGAGTACGAGTTTCAGCAGTACCTCATGAGGAGGCTGCACGGCTATGAGGAGATCCCGGCGGTCAGGTTCATGTCAAAAGGCGAGTTTGCTACGAATTTCAAGAAGGGTTCCTTCTCCGGGAATTCGGTGCAGTCAGTGACCGTGAAAGTCAACGGATTCGGAGGGTCAAAATGCATCCGGATGTCTGTCCGGGTCGAAGACACGGTCAAAACCTATTATCAAGGCGTGAAATACATGCATTACGGCAAGGGAGAGTCTGAATACGTAGTTGTTGGGAGGACGGCCAGTGCAAGCGTTATTCGATAAAACCGAGTTCCGCCTTCCATTCATCGAGTTCCGCCTGAATCTCCGGCGTAACCGGAAATGCCTCCAGGAGGAGATCGTGCAGTTCGGGAGCCAGGTTACGAAAACTCGCATAATCGGCAGCGCTGATCTTCAATTGACGCAATCCGACAGCGACCATGTTCCCTTTTTCAAGAAAATCCTCCCAGGTGCGAAGCCGGTCGACCCAGGTGTAGTCACCGATTGCCGTTTCCGGAAGCGGAGTCAATGCTTCATAGCGTTTTTTCAAGACGTTCTGTTCCATTGTTCACGTCCTTTTCTGGTGCCTGTAAAGGGCCGACCACACGTCCATGCAGGCGTCATGGTACCGGTCGTCTCCGATGGAGTTTTTGAAATTCGGATAGTCGATTTCTTCAATCGCTTCCGACAGCTTTTCTACAACGAGAGGCCGGGGAATGAAGGACCGGTAAAGATAGTCCGCCTGCGGGGTCTTGAGCACCTTCGCTTTCGGGAAAAGGCTCTTGATGTGCCCGGCAAAGCGGGATCGGACGACCATCGTTTCCGGATCGTCCCGATTCTCCACAATGGAGACAAAACCCCTGTTGGTGAAAACCCACATGGCTTCTCCTGTTACTCTTCTCGTCGTTTTGCTTCGGCGCTCGCCCGCTGGTTGTCCAGGCGGATCAGCATGCGGATATACGCCGAAATGCTGATGCCGAGCGCTTCAGACTTTTCGACGGCCATACGCTTGGTGTCCGGATCGACCCGGATGGGGAGAAGCTCCGTTTTCTTCATGGCTATATGATATACATTGTATATCGTTTGTCAAGCGTTATTTTTAGAGGTAAGAGGGCAAATGCCGGAAATTAGAATCACAGTTCACGACGAACCGGTCAATCAGGCGCTGAACGCTTTGGCCAAAAAGGTCAAGGACCCGTCTCCGGCAATGAAGATCATCGGGGAGTACATGCTGCGGTCGACGGAAAACCGGTTCGACAGACAGGGCCCTGCCCCGGACGGATCGCCGTGGGCTCCGTTGAAGGCATCGACCTTGAGACGGAAGAAGCACAGCAAGACATTGACGGAAACCGGCCATTTGCGCGGCAGCATTCGCTATCAGCTTCAGGGACCGTTCAGCGTCGCCATCGGGACGAATCGGGTTTACGCGGCGATTCACCAATTGGGCGGGAAGAGTTCGCCGAGCGTCATCGTCCCGAAAACGAAGAAGGCGCTTTTCTGGCCGGGGGCGGCGCATCCGGTGAAATCGGTTCGTCATCCGGGATCGGTGATCCCCGCCAGGCCGTTTCTGGGGGTAAGCGCCCAGGACAGCACGGAGATCGTAGGCATCATTAACCGTTATTTGTCGATGAGGTAACACCATGAAGCATTTGATCTTGTCGGTTTTGAAGGAGATGACCGGCGCGCCGACGGAGTTCCAGTTGCTCCCCTGGGGGAAGATCGATATCTCCGGCGACGAACCTGCCTATCTCTACGATCAGGAAGCTGCCGCCTTGATTGAAGAATTCAAGAAACGCGGCAACGACATGGTCATCGATTACGAGCACCAGACCATGCAGGACGTCCAGGCCCCGGCGGCCGGTTGGATCAAGCGCCTGGTCTGGAAGGGGACGGAAGGGTTGTGGGTGGCGGTTGAGTGGACGGCAAAAGCAGCAGAATACCTTAAAAACCGGGAGTATCGTTATTTCTCCCCGGTGATTTGGGTCTCGGCGAAAGAGCGGCGCATCGTGCTGCTGGAAAACGTT